GAAGTTTCTGTTTGCAAAACTTGTCATTCTGAACTATCTTTACTGATGTAATAAACTAAAAGTCAAACCAATAAATATAAAATTATGGCAGAAATTCAAAAACTACCGGTGATGCTAATACAGACGTCACCTATGAATCCTCGTAAAACTTTTGATGAAGCGAAGATTGAGGAACTCGCTCAGAATATTGAAGAACAGGGCTTGTTACAGCCTATCACAGTCAGGAAAATCAGCGATGAAGAAACACATATTGATGAAGAAACCGGCGAGGTTGTATCTGTAGAACCGAGGTACGAGATTGTATGCGGTGAAAGACGTTTCCGAGCATGGAATATGCTGGCTAAAAAATCTGACAAGTACAATGAAATACCTTGCATAGTAAGGGAAATGACTGACGAACAGGCTTTCGACGCTATGATAACAGAGAATTTGCAGCGCCAGGATGTAGATCCTGTTGAGGAAGCGATAGCATTTTCCTTGCTTCTTGAAAACGGAAATGCGGTTGAGGACATTGCTGTCAGATTCGGTAAGTCAATCAGATTCATTCAGGACAGAGTTAAGCTGAAAGGGCTTATTCCTGAGCTTATAGATATGTTAAGACAGGAACTTATCCCAATATCAGGAGCAATGTTGCTGGCTAAACTCGATATAGATGCGCAGAAAGAATTCTATAATGAGAACGTGAATTGTGAGAGTGCTGCAAGCATATCTGATATAAAGGAATATATTGATGACTTGTTCTGTGTTATTGATAAGGCACAGTTCTTTTCTGAGGATAATTTCAGTGATTCGATTCCATCATGTTCCGGATGCATCAATAATACGGCAAATCATGGGTGCCTTTTCTATGAAATGAAAGGAAAGGAACAGAAGTGCATTAATCGTGAATGTTTCGAGAAGAAGCAGCAGGAATATGTCAAATACCGTGTCATGAAGGAGGCTGACAATCTTGTTAAAAAGGGAGAGCCGCTGACATTCGGAAAATCAGTCATTCTAATTGAATCTCCAAAATCATGGGATAATGAAAATGAGAAGAAGAGAAAGGAAGATGCAGTTAGGATGTACAATGATATGGGCTTTGAGGTAGTGTATGATAACGTATTCGACCATCAATGCTGGTATAATGAGGGTGATGAAAGGATTGCAGAGAAGCTCGAAAATAATGAGTTGTATAGATGTATTGAGGTACTTAATTATAGAAGACCTGAATTCAAGGTTTCTTTTTATTATCTCAAGAAATCTTCATCTGTTAAAGGTGCTTGTACTGTATCAAAGCAGATTGAGGCAGAGAATATCAGACAGAAGATTAAGCGCAATAAGGAACTCATGGTTGAGAAGTCAACTGAAACCATGCGTAAATGGGCAGATGATATGACTGACTATACAAGCAAATCCGATGGAATGACATTGAACGAGCAGACAATTTTGGATGTGTTGGTGTTGAAGAATTGTGGGTATCAGTTCCTTAATTCAATAGGACTGAAAACAGGTCAGATGGATATGGTGAAATATGTTACAGATAATGCTAAGGATAGAAACAGATGGTACAGAGAATTTATTCGTACAAAATTATCTGAAGCTTCTGTAATGTATGACAGTCAGTTGAAGGAATTGCAGAATATGCTTTTCAGCGAGCAATATCCTGAAAAGTACAATGAGATGACTTCAAAACTCAAAAGTGCATACTCCAAGAAGGAAGAGAAGATGAATGAGAGACTTAAGGAACTTGAAAGTGAGCAGTAAATTTTTTGTTTAACCTTAACAACCATTATGGAGAAAATTCATTCGCCCTGAATCATTTGCTTAATTGATATATAGTCCGATAACAATAACTTAGATAATTATGATTACGTTAAACAGACTTGCAAAAAGATGTTTTGATATAGCGTTGAAGCGAAAAAAAATGACAGAAACTACTTCTCCTAAAGCCGTAGTGCTGGCCATATCGTCAGAATGGAGGGAACTTGCTGAAGCTGGTAAGGAGCGAAGCAATCATATACCATCCTGGAGTGAACGTGAGGAAGAAGCCGCAGATGTCATAATAGCTACGCTTACCTATCTTGAGAAGATAGGATGCAATGACATCGAACAACTATTGAAGGATAAGGTTGAGTTTAATTCATACCGCGTTGACTAAGTGATGTTCCGGCTATTGTGTGATGTTGATTATTAGTGTTGTTGATTTAAATAGTTGGTATATGACAACAGAATTTGATTTCAAAACAATCCAGATCAGTTTGCTGGATTTCAATAAGGGCCAGCTTGATGGCCTTCCGAAAAATCCCCGGTTCTTCAGGGATTACCGTTATGATGCAATGAAGAAAAGCATAGAGGACAGTCCTGAGATGCTTAATCTTCGTGAACTAATTGTCTATCCTGTAGGAGAAAGATACATTGTAGTGTGCGGTAATTTAAGACTTAGGGCCTGCAAGGAACTTGGGTACAAGGAACTTCCTTGCAAGGTTCTAAATCCTGAGACTCCTGTAAAGAAGCTGCGTGAATATGCGACAAAGGATAACGTGTCATTCGGTGAGAATGATATGGACGTGATGATGAACGACTGGGATAAGTCTGAACTTCAGGACTGGGGTATTGAGTTTGCTCCGGAACCTGAAAAGGACGAATTCAAGGAGCGTTTCGAAGCCATAACGGATGAAACTGCTGTTTATCCACTTATACCCAAGTATGATGAAAAATATGAGCTATTCATCATTATGTCGGCTAGTGAAGTGGATAGCAACTGGTTACGTGAAGCACTTGACATGCAGCACATGCAGAGTTACAAGACCGGCAAAGTGAGCAAAAGCAATGTAGTTGATATTAAGGATGTACGCCATGCAATTGAGAATCGTAATACCAAGTCATAAGCGACATGACAGGGTGTTCGCTAAAAAGCTGGTGAACGACCCGATAATCTGTGTGGCAGAGAGCCAGGCGGACCTATACAGACAGTTCAATCCAGATTGTGAGATAGTCACTCATCCGGACGATGTTGTAGGACTCATCCCCAAACGTAACTGGATGGCTAAGCATTTCGGAAACCTGTTCATGCTTGACGATGATGTCCATGCCTGCAAATCTATATGTGTAGAAAAAGGAGAACCGTCGAGGATTAAGGATAAGAACGAGATAACTCGTATCATTTTCAACCTTGCCGAGATGGCTGAGATGATGGATGTGCATCTGTTCGGATTCACCGCACGTATATCTCCGGTCATGTACGATGAAACTGCATTTCTATCGTTGTCAAAGATGATAACCGGGTGTTCTTATGGCGTGTTTTACAACAAGAACACATGGTGGAATGAAGAACTCAGGCTTAAGGAGGATTTCTGGATTTCCTGTTACATGAAGTACAAGGAAAGAAGGATACTTACAGACCTTCGTTACAACTTCGAGCAGAAATCCACATTCGTCAACTCCGGAGGACTGGCAGCCTTCAGGAATCAGGCCGAGGAACAGAGGTCGATAATGCTTATTAAGAAACATTTCGGCGACAGCATCAATCTCAAGGGAACTACCAATAACGGTAAAGACAAGACCAAGCAGCTTGTTCAGTACAATATAACGTGTAAGTTCAAGTACTGAAAAATGGCGTAAAAATGGCGAAGTTTCTGTTTGCAAAACTTGTCATTCTGAACTATCTTTACTGATGTAATGAACTAAAAGTCAATGCTATATGCTTATAAGAACCGTTAGAGGATATGATTTTTTTGAGGTTTCTTCAGCCATGCAGAAGGCGATAAGGAGAGCTGATGCGGCGGTTGCCGGATATTTTGCTCTTGAGTTGTGGACCAGTGGATATAGGGACTATGTATGGAAGAGACTTTTTACCATAAGTGCTGAGGATTGTTACGGTGTGATAACGAAAGAGATTGAAGCCTTGTGGCAAGGTCATGAACTGGTTAACAAGGGAAGCAAGGAGCCAAAGGGTAGAATATTTGTCAGCAAGGCAGTAATACTTCTGTGCGAGTGTCGTAAGTGCAGGGACGCTGACCACCTGCAGAACTTCATTTACGACAAACTTCTGATAGATGCTGATGAATGGTTGGAAGATGTAAGGCAAAATCCGATACCAATTCCTTCATATACATTCGATGTACATACCAGAAGAGGAAAGAAGATGGGACGGACAAAAGAGGAATTTTTCAGAGATGAATATGAATCTTTGAATCCCAGGGAAAAGGGACTGTTTGATGGTCTCATGTAAGAATATGCCACGCTTTGTCGTGGCATATTTATTAAAAGTCAAACCAATAAAGAAAGAATTATGGGAAAAGAAATGTACGGCCAAAGTTGTTTTGATAGCCGTGAAGAGAATGTTTCAAAAAAGATTGATCTGGAAAAGAATCCAAATGGTACAGAAATCAAGGTTTACCAGCAGCGTGAACGTGAAAAGCATGGAAGATATGTTTCGGTTCCTGGAGACAAAACGCATACACGTATTTTCGTGCGTGACGGTGAGGATGCGGAAAAGAAGATAGCTGCATACCTGGAGAGAATCAACAATCGACCTCAAAGATGGAACTGATATGATAAAGTTACTCTATATAGACCTTTTCTGCGGTGCCGGGGGAACCAGTACCGGAGTAGAAAACGCACGCTACGCAGACGAACAATGCGCGAAAGTTGTCGCTTGTGTGAACCACGACGCAAACGCTATCGCCAGTCATGCAGCCAATCACCCGGATGCACTCCACTTCACGGAGGACATCAGAACTTTGGAACTGTCTCCTTTGGTGGCCCATGTAGAACGAATGAAGAAGATTTATCCGGATGCACTGGTTGTATTATGGGCCAGCCTTGAATGTACGAATTTCAGTAAGGCCAAAGGTGGGCAGCCACGGGATGCCGACAGCAGGACGCTGGCTGAGCATCTTTTCCGATATATCGAGGCTATTGATCCAGACTACATCCAGATAGAGAACGTTGAGGAGTTCATGTCATGGGGCGATATGGACGAAAAAGGTCATCCGGTAAGCAAAGATAAAGGACGATGCTATGAGAAGTGGAAACGTAACGTCAGGAAATATGGTTACGATTTTGACTGGCGCATTCTTAACGCTGCCGATTATGGGGCATACACCACTCGCAAGCGGTTCTTCGGTATATTTGCCAAACGTGGCCTGCCGATTGTGTTCCCAGAACCTACTCACTGTAAAGATGGGAAGTCGGATATGTTCGGACGATTGGAAAAATGGAAGCCGGTCAAGGAAGTGCTGGACTTCTCAGACGAAGGAGATAGTATATTCTGCAGGAAGAAGCCGCTGGCCGAAAAAACTCTTGAACGCATCTATGCCGGATTGATTAAGTTCGTAGCTGGAGGTAAGGAGGCTTTTATTGTAAAGTATAACTCTATGAGTCGGACGGGGAAATACCAGGCACCAAGCGTTGACGAACCATGCCCGGTTGTGGCAACACAAGGACGGCTTGCATTGGCAAAGGTAAACTTCCTCTCCAAGCAATTCAGCGGCCAGCCGGATAGCAAGAACATATCTGTGGAAGGCCCTGCCGGAACAATCACCTGCAAAGACCACCACGCTTTCGTCTCAGCCTATTACGGGAATGGTCGTAACCATTCTGTAGAACTTCCAGCTCCGACAGTTACGACTAAAGACAGGTTGGCATTGGTAAATTCTGTTTTCATAGACAACCAATACGGTACCGGAAAACCGACATCCATTGAGCAACCGGTTGGTACAGTAACCACGGTTCCTAAGTTCAATGTGGTAAGCTGCAAACCGTGGATAATGAACACAGCTTTCTCAAATGTAGGAAGCAGCATAGAACAGCCGTCACAAACAATCACGGCCAACCGTAAATGGCATTACCTTATGAATCCGCAGTTTGCCAGTGCCGGAGGTTCTGTGAACAACCCTTGTTTTACATTGATAACACGGATGGACAAAATGCCTCCCTATTTGGTGGAAGTTGAAGGAGGTGTTGGTATACAGGTCACACCAGTGGACAGTCCGATGACTGCCAAGATTAAGGAGTTTATGGCCTTATATGGTATCATCGACATTAAGATGCGTATGCTTCGGATAGCAGAACTGAAAAAGATAATGGGATTCCCAGAAGACTATGTACTGATTGGCCCCCAGTCAGACCAAAAAAAGTTTATCGGTAATGCAGTTGAGGTAAACATGGCCCGCGTACTTTGTGAGGCTATCTGTAAGGAGATTATAAGAAAAAGAAAGGTTGCGTGATATGGAAAAATTGAAAGTCTATTATGGATGGGCCAGAATAGGAAATGTCCGTAAGAAACGTGCTTTGTCGGTCATGTTCGAGAACGATATGCAGGGTTGCCGGAGTGAACGCGGACAAAGGATTTTGAGAGCAGCCCAGGAAACAGTAATTGAGCGATACCAGGATGCGGAAGAAGAGAAAGCTGCAAAGGATTGCAACCGAATATTTACAGAGTATAGCCTGTTCCTTGACGAAAAACCAATAAACGGAAGCCTTAACAAGATACTCCAAATGAATAGTGACGCCGATAAGAAACATGTATCTAAAGAAATGCGTGATAAGATTGCTGAAGCCTTACGGAAAGCTTTTATGCAGACGAATCGCAAATACAGAGAACCAGGTTGGCAACAACTTGAATTGAAATTTGAATGATATGGGAAAGCAGGAAAGTATGGATGACTGGTTCCAGATGGCTAAGGATTTGGCCAAAGCTGAAAGGGAACTGAAGATTGAGCAATGGGTTGAAGTAACTATTTACTACGGATATGCAGAAAAACAAGTAAGCTTATATCACTACAATCTTCCCCGTGAGATGTATTTCCGGTACCAATGGGTAATCAGATGGAGGATGGCGAAATTACAGTGCCAATACCCCAAACAGATTGTATCTACAAGCCTGTACTTCTACGACAAGCGTTCAGGAGAGTCGCTTGAAGTGAGTTCTTGCCTGTCTAAGCTGATTTCGGCCAAAGCCCAGATAACAAAAGCAGAACGCAAGATGAATGAGTACATCGAGCACAACCGTCAGAACAACATGTTCTTTGATGAGAACACGGATGAGGAGCTGGTTAAGTTCCGGGAGAAACTGGAGCGAAAGAAAATCGAGTGTGCTGAGTGTGAGAAACGGTTGGAATTATTAGTTGAAAGAAGGAGAAATAATCAATGAAAGAAACTCAATTGTCCTTAAATCTGGATTATGGAATTAGTAAAGAACAGGCTTGCATCCTTTGCCATCTTTCATCCGAATGTGAAGGGTGCTGTGTGAAATGCAAGGCTGAGAATAAAAGCGGAACTTGTCAAGGGCAGAATTGTTCAATTCCATCCAGAGACCATGACGGACAAAGGTGGAACGCATGGATGCACATTGTTTCTACTTCGCTTCCGGAACTCAAACGATTTATACCTGTAAAATACAGGAAACACTTAAAGAAAAAATAATATGAATACAGAAGATTACGTTTCTCTTGAATGTGCAAAGTTGCTGAAAGAGAAAGGGTATGACGATGAATGCGAATTAGCCTACGAAACAGATAAAGAACCTGCAAAATTAGTTGTTCATTGTATGCCTAATCACCGACTGAGTAATACGGATTATGCTTGCCCTACATTATACGAAGCTCAAAAATGGTTGAGAGAAAAGCATAATTTGTTTATTGAAATAACGTACATGCATGGAAATTACTACATATATAGTATTCTGACCATTCCAACTCATGATTATATAGGGATAGACTGTGTGCGTATAAATTCAGATAATTATGAGCAGTGTTTAAACGCAGGTATTATTGAAGCATTAAAACTTATTTGATAATGACAAGAGAAGATATAGAAAAAGCAGCAAAGCATACTATTGATGAATATAATCTCAACCCTGAATATGGTTCATATTTTGAACACGGTTTCATAGATGGTGCAGAATGGCGCATTAATTCCGTTTGGCATGATATTAAAGAAATGCCAGAAAACAATCGTATGATTCTAATTATAATGCAACATGATATACCTACAGTCATAGGGCCGGATAATACTTTCTTCAGAGAAGAAATAAAAGATAGGCATATACAAAGATGGGCTTACATGAAAGACTTAATACCTGATAAGGAGGAATGAATCATGAGTAGAGAGATAATATTCAGAGGAAAATCAGAAGTCACAAATGAGTGGGTTTACGGCTCACTTGTAAAGGTTGGGAACGAAAGTCATATAGTCGGATTTGATGAAGTAGACTTAGACGGACATCATCTAAGCTATTGCAGTGATAGACCGATATTCACGAAACAGGGAACAATAGGCCAGTTCACAGGATTGCATGACAAAAACGGAAAAGAGATTTATGAGGGTGACATTTTAATGTGTATTGGTGAAAGAAATGACAACAAAGGGCGTAAGTATTATCGAAAGGTATTGTTTAATAATGGAGCTTTTGGCATGACAGTCCCTGAATATAAATGTATAAGTGCTCTGTGTAATCATGTTGTGAACGGAAAACTTAACTGGGAAGTCATTGGTAATATATACGACAATCCGGAATTGATTGAGCAAAGTTTATGAAGGAAAAGATGATGGATAAAAACTCAAAAAAGCAAGTAAAATGGCGAAGTTTACGTTTGTAAAAATCGCTGAAAATCACTAACTTTACTGATGTAAAGAAATAAAAGTCAAACCAAACTTTTTTATATTATGGACAGAGATGAACGTAACCGCGTTCGCGCAGAGAGATACCGTGATCTCTCAGAAAAATCAGCGGAAAAGGCAAGAAATGCCTATGAGAGAAGTACAAAAATGAGTGAAGCAATCCCTTTTGGACAACCGGTACACGGTGCAGCAGACAGGCGATACCGTGAGAAAATATGGAACACCATGGGACAGTCTGTAAAACACACGGAAAAGTCTGAATATTGGGCTGAAAAAGCCTCAGCTGTGGAGAACAACATTTCTATTTACCTTGATGATGATAATGCAGTTGAGAAGCTGGAAAACAAGCTGAAGGAACTTGAAAGAGTTCAGGAACTGATGAAGTCTGCAAACAAGATTATCCGTTCAAAGAAAATCACTGAATTGGAAAAGCATGAACAACTTGTCGGACTTGGATTGACCGAAAGCCAGGTAAGAAAACTTTTTGAGCCTAACTGTTTCGGTGAGATTGGATTTGCTTCATGCTCAATTACGAATAACGGAGCCAATATTCGAAGAGTTAAACAACAGCTTGAGAAGGCAAAGACTCTTAAAAGCATGGAAAACAAGGAATATTACATTGGTGATGTGAAAGTTGTTGAGAACTATCCGGAAAACAGATTACAGCTATTCTTTGATTGTAAACCTGATCAATCGTTAAGGGATGAGTTGAAAAAACACGGTTTTAGATGGTCAAGATTTAATGGATGCTGGCAGTCGTATCTTAATAATTCAGCTAAATCATTTGTGAAAAATTATGGTGAAAGATTTTAAACTTGGAGAATCCTTCCAGTTAGGAAGGAAAAAACTGAAGTCAGTTTTGTTGAAATTGATTAATGATTATGTTTCAGGTTTCAAATACTCCAGAAGGATATGTTGTCCAGGTACTGATATGTGGTACCTGGGCTCCACTGAGGAATTTCGGTGAAAGACAGAGTGACGCCAAGGAGTTCTGTTATAAGGATTGTCCAAAGTTGTCACAGTCCAGTATCCGGCTACTGGCAAAGAATTACGATATGAATGTCAAGTACATTCGTATAAATGAGAAACTTTTTAAAAAACAAATGTGATGAGCAAGAAAAAAGAAATAGCATACGAATACTCAAAAAGAGTAAGCAGTGGTAATCCTATGACTAAGGATTTAGCAGAATGTGCGTTCATTGTTGGATGGGATGCATGTTTAAAACATTTAGGTGAGATTCCATGGGATGAAGCCATGAATGAGATAGCAAATCATCTTGAAACCAATCGTTCGGAGAAATTGAATGATTACCAAAATGAATAGTTATGGAAGAAAATAGTGTAATAATTGAGCTTGATACTGTTCTTGAATACAGGGACGGTCAAGTGTACATAAAGAAGATGGTTACAAGTGAAATGCCTGTTACACTGACATTTGCTATCATCGAAGCATTGAATAAAACGATTGTTGAGTATTATAAAAAACGATAGGAAATGAAAAAATTTGAAGATATATATGCTGAACTTGTAAAAGAGCACGGAAGTGATTCCGGAGAGGAGTTTGCAAAAGCAATGTTTGATGCAGGTCGTGATGTAAGTTTTACTCAGAACCTGAAAGATTTAGTCACGAACGAAGAGATTATGGTAAGTCTTTTAACATTTAATGCAATTGCTATGGCAGAGCGTGCTGTTAAGGTAAATGCTGCAGATCTGAGCATTTCAACTGAGATTACGATAAATGAAAATAAATACTTCACTCGGCTTAGTTCAATTACATTTAGTGCTGAGAAAAAAACTTTGGAAGAAAGAGCTGTAGAGATTGCTAAAAACATTCTCAATTCAACTGTTATCTATGATTTTGAAGCTGTGTTGTCTAAGGCTATTTTGGCTGGGTATAACTTACGAAAAGAAGATTTCGAGGAGGACTGAATGTGAAAGGAAAACTTAGTTTTTGGGATTTTAAGATGGAGGAAACAAAATGAGCTTACTTATTAAAGAAACTCAGTTACAAAGAATAATCAGAAAAACCGGCCGCAAACCGATACAGTGTAAATGCAAGTTATGTAAGCAGCAATGTCATACGCCTTGTTTGGGTACTCCGCAAGATGTTTTAAGGCTTATCGAAGCCGGATATAAAGACAGGCTTGCAGCAACGGAATGGTATGTAGGAATCCTTATGGGTGTAGTTGATATGCCCGTACCGATGATACAGGCTAAACAAGAAGGAGACTGGTGTACATTCTACAAAGACGGTTTATGTGAATTGCATGATTCCGGATTGAAACCGACTGAAGGAAAATTGTCTCACCATAGTATTCGAATTGATAATTTCAAAGCGAGTAAAAGTATTGCGTGGAATGTGGCCAAGGAATGGTTAAACGAAGAAAATGCTGAATGCATAGAGAAAATATGCGAAGCACTGCAGTAAATGTATGATTTTGAATTATTAACCTGCAAAAATTAATTTATGAAAGCAAAGAAAAAACAAGTTGTTGGCCTGCTCATTAATCTGTTAGAGTGGGCAATCGTATCAATGGTATTATCATCATTGATAATTTTAGGAGATTTTAATGTACCGTCAAGTTGGGTTTATCTGTCCTCTGTGGTAGTTTCATTTCTCATCCTATATGTGTTCTACTGGGAGCGTGGAACATATTATTTTGTCTCATTCGTCGCTGGCGGAGTGCCAGGAAGGGTGTTCCTGAAGTTTGATGAACGTGTTTCTCTTGATGTGATTGAGAACACCATATCCGGCCTGTATTCCGGTGAACGTGTACTTGTTACCGGATATAAGACCGTCAGCAGATATGAGTACGAACTTAATATCAAGTCCTGATGGAACATTATCAGGCCAAAGGAGTAATATTTATGATTGTGGCTGTCCTGTTCTGCTATTCCATCGGGATGGTTGAGCAGGATACCGCACTTCTGATAATAATAGTGATGTTACTGGGTAACATACTGAATGTTTTATGTAAAATTCTAAACAAGCTGTGATGATGAAAATTGTCGTAACCGGCAGTGAAGGCTTTATAGGTAAAGCCCTCTGCAAGAATCTGAGAAGTCGTGGTGTTGAAGTGGTCGGTATCGACCGTGTGTGTGGAACTGAAGCTGCCGGCGTTCCGTGCCTTCTGGCCGGGGGTGGAATCGATGCTGTTATACATCTTGCCGCACAGACCAGCGTTTTCAATTCGGATCATGAAAAAATACTTCGTGACAACATTGATTCATTCGTTGCGATAGCTGACGGATGTACGCGCTTCGGTGTGAAACTGGTGTATGCAAGTTCTTCCACCGCAAATCCATGCAACACGACAAGTATGTACGGTGTAAGCAAACATTTTGATGAAGTCTATGCTTCAATTTATTGTAGGAATGCGACTGGTGTACGCCTTCATAACGTGTACGGACCTGACCAGCGGAAAGGGACTCTTCTCTATGCTCTCATGAATTCGGAAAAGGTCAGTCTGTATAATGGAGGAATGAACACCAGGTGCTTCACCTACATAGATGATGTGGTGGACGGGTTGATATATGCGATAGGTTCTGACAAGAAGCTGGTAAACATTGTCAATCCTGAATCTTGTACAATACTTCAATTTGCGGAAGAAGTAAGGAAATACAATGGCATTGATATTCAGTGTGTTTCCGAAAAGAGAGAATTCGACAATCCTGTACAATCTGTCGATGAAGGTATTTTTTCAGTACCTTTGAATTACACCTCAGTCAGTAAAGGGATAGCAAAGGTTTTTGGCTGTGAGGAAAGGTAGAAAGATAAGGATTGATGACTGGGACAAACCCGCCCGCGGCTGGAGGAAATACGAAAGGTTATGCAACATGCAGCCTAAAGTAAGAATCCACCGTAAGGGCGGGTTTTATTACATATCCCTGTTTGCAAGAACAAAGGATGGAATTCCATTGGAAGAAATCAAGAGTTCGGGTGAGTGTGCAGAAGTCATTTCGGAAGCCGCCACGGAACTGATACTTTCATTGGTACGTCCGGACGATGAATGGTGCATAATTACCACACCGAAGCGCAGGCACATCACAGAGTACCATTTCGCCACTGACATTTGCCAAAAAATTGCCCAGGGGGTGAAAATAAAATTCTATGAATCTGCAATGCAGTGCCTCAACAGGACACGTATCAATCCTGAGTTTTATCTTCTCCGGCCAATTAAGGAACAGAGAGTAATACTATTTGATGACATCTGCACGACAGGAAGTACATTAACAGCAGCCTACGATTTGCTGAAAGACCGGAAACAGGTAATCTGCATCGTCGGCATTAATAACCATTAGCCTATGAGGAAATTGACCGAAAAACAGGAAAAGTTCTGCAATTATTACCTTGACTGTGACGGTAATGCAAGTGAAGCATACAGGATGGCCTATGACGCATCAAAGATGCAGCCTGAGACGATATGGAGCAATGCAAGCCGGATGCTGGCAAGTAACAAGGTTGCAGCAAGGATAGACGAATTGAGGGCCCAACGTGCAGAAGCATCGAAAATTAGCCGTGATAAGGTGGAAAAGGTTCTCATGGATATTGTCATGATGGACCCGAACGATTTGTATCTTGTAGATCCTGTAACAGGAAAGATAAAGTTGAAATCTCCCAGCCAGATGCCGAAGCGTGTGAGAAATGCCATGAAGAAGATAAGCAATGACAAGGGTAAGGTAAGCTATGAGTTCAACGGTAAGGTGGAAGCGGCGAAGCTTTTGGCCAGCATGAATGGGTGGAATGCCCCTCAACAGATAGCATTTACTGGTAAAGATGGCGAAAAAACGAACGAAATACGCATAGGTTTTGATGATGAAACTGAATAAAATCTAAAGAATAGGATAATTATGTGAGAAAAATATCGGTGGTTATACAAGAAATAATACGAAAAATCTAAAGAATAGAACAAAAGTAGCTGGTTATGATAGTAAATCACAAGAAACTCAATCCGAATGCCTTCTATCTGCTGAAATATCTAAATGATGCTACAATACGCTTTATTATCTTATATGGCGGTTCATCATCGGGTAAGTCTTTCAGTGTAGCACAGGCTGTGCTTATACGGACATTGCAGGACGGTGAGAATACGCTTGTGATGAGAAAGGTTGGTGCATCAATCAGCAAGACAATTTATGAGGACTATAAGGTAGCTGTATCACTGCTTGGTATATCACAATATTTCAAGTTCATACAAAATTCAATAAAATGCACATTCAATGGTGCGAAGATAGATTTCTCAGGTTTGGATGACCCCGAAAAGATAAAGGGTATCAGTAACTACAAGAGGGTACAGCTTGAGGAGTTGTCAGAATTTGAATTTGCCGATTTGAAACAGATCCGTAAACGTCTGCGTGGTAAGAAAGGGCAGCAGATTATTGCAGACTTCAACCCAATATCAGAGACAAACTGGATAAAGAAGGACTGGCTTGACAACGAGAAACTGCATGATGTTCCTATGGTTGTAGAAATTGGCGGCCGGATAATACCTGCAGAGCTGACAAAGGTGAAGTCTTTAAAGATGAACGAGGGACGCTCAATAGTGAATCCTAAAACTAAGGAAATAGAGGAATATCCGCCTAATATGGTAGTTATTCAGTCAACGTACCTTAACAACTTCTGGGTTGTTGGTTCGCCTGATGGAACGTATGGTTATTATGATGAACAATGTGTGATGGACTTCGAGCATGACCGGATTCATGACCCGGATTACTACAACGTGTATGCGTTGGGAGAGTGGGGTGTAATTAAGACCGGAAACGAGTTCCTCGGTTCGTTCAATGTAGGAAAGAACAGCGGTGAATACAGTTACATACCTGGATTGCCAATTCATCTTTCTGTCGATAGTAACGTATTACCGTACATATCTGTCGGCTACTGGCAGGCAGACTTGAGCAAAGGTAAGGATATGTACCAGATTGCCGAGACCACGGCTGAAAGCCCGAACAACAGCGCAAGAAGAGCCGCGAAACTGGTATCCAAGCGACTGCAGGAGTTAGGATATGACGGTAAAATCTACCTTCATGGTGATGCATCAGCCAAATCCGCCAACACTATCGACGATGAGAAGCGTTCATTCATGGACCTGTTTATTGACACGTTGAAGAAAGACAACTGGATTGTTGAGGATAAGGTGGGTAACAGGAACCCGTCCGTATCCATGACCGGTGAGTTTGTCAATGCTGTTTTTGAGAAATCATTGCCCGGCCTCAGCATAAGCATAGACGATAGTTGCAGGGTATCAATCGAGGACTACCAGAGCGTACAGAAGGATGCTAATGGTGCAATTCTCAAGACAAAGATAAAGGACAGCGTAACGAAACAATCCTATGAGGAACACGGGCACCTTACCGATACTTTGAGATATGTTGTACATGACATCATGTACGAGGAGTATTCCCAGTTCTCGAGCCGTCGTAAACGCAACATGTATTCTGACAGAAGCGTGTTCGGATTCTTCAATCCTTCAGTCGAGTATCAGTATTCACAGAAGATAGTGTACATCATGCCGAATGTTGGAGGAAAGTTCTATATGTGTCAGGTTGCAAGGTGTGGAGAAAAATGGCATGTTCTTGACCTCGTAATGCGTGAAACTGTATCACTCGAAGAGATGAAGTCTGTTATATGTTCACATGATGCAGGAACGTACATCGTGGAATCGTCACCTGCATATTACCAAATGGCAAGGGAACTGAGAAATACGCTTCCGGAAGTAAGGATTAAGAAGGAATATCAGGATATGGATAAGAGAATAGCTGCTACATCCGATTTCATTAAGTCATACTTCCTGCTTTCTGAGACCGGTATGGAAAATGATGAGTATATGGCATTCATAACTGAAGTTCTTGACTACAATGATGAAAATATAAGTGGAGCCAGTGCCCTGTTAAGTGGTATTGCATATACTATCATAAAATTAGGGTAAGCTTGGTTCTATTAGCAATATGTTGATACATAGTATTTTATTTGCATTTTCCATGTTTGGGTAAATTGCAAGATTTTTGCAAAATCAACATCGTATATACCCATAATTTATCTTTGTCATATAAGGATAAACTATGGGATATACAATTTTAAAACAGGATACTATTCCGGCATGTGCTGGGCTGAAAATGGCCAGTGAACCACAGACTGTATCAACACCAAAGGAGGGTGTAAAAGATAGTGGTTATATTGACCGTTGTGATGTGCATGAGTTATTCGTATCCCCACTGGTTTGCGGTCATAATTACATGGAACTGTTCCGTTCTGTTCCTGAGGTATTCTTTCCGATTGATTACATTGCTTCACGTATATCAGGTTCCGGATTCCAATTGAAGAAGGTAAAGGACGACAGCGTGGTCTGGGAGAACAAGAGAATGAACCAGATTCTCACAAAGCCAAATTGTCTTATGTCTTGGAACGAGATGATATATTCACACTTCGTATATAAGCTGTGCACTGGCAATGCTTTCTTTCGTGCTGCTATGGGAGAAACATTCAAGGACCAGCCAAAGTGGAAATGGTGTGATAACTTTTGGGAACTTCCTGCTGATTTTGTTAATGTAGAGCCGAATCTTGGAGTTAACATACCTATGTTCGGTATAGCCAAGGAAGAGGAAATTATACGTTGCTATCGCCTGAACTATGGTTATGTAAGTACAATGGATATTCCATCGTTCCAGATATGGCATGACCGTGACGGCTCACCTGAATATATGTCAATAAACGGGTTCTTGAAATCACAAAGTCGGTTGGCTGCACATCTGAAACCTATTTCCAACCTTCTTGCTGTATATGAAGCGAGAAACGTGATTTACGTAAAACGTGGTGGTTTGGGGTTCCTTGTATCCAATAAGAAGGATGAAGCTGGTACTGCAGCAATGACAGAAGATGAAAAGAAGGAAATACTTGACAGCCATTTTGGAAAATTTGGGCTGGACCAACGTAGGCTTCCTTATGGTTTAAGTGATGTTCCTCTGTCATTTGTACGAACAAACCTTACAATAAGTGAACTCCAGCCATTCGAGGAAACTCTTACCGATGCAATACAGATAGCCGGAGCATACGGGATTCCTTCAGTTCTTGTACCACGTAAGGACCAGTCAACCTTCAGCAATCAGGCAACAGCGGAAAAGGCTGTATATACATCTACCATCATACCGATGGCCAAGAAATTCTGCAAGCAACTAACTGCATTTCTTGGACTTGAAGAAGGTGGCTATTACTTGGATTGTGATTTTTCTGATGTGGATTGTCTGCAGCAGGGATTGAAGGAAGCTGAGGAAGTCAAGACAATGGTTAATACTAGATGTAAGGAGCAGTTCCTTAGCGGCCTAATCAGTATAAATGACTGGAGGGCACAAATCAAGGAAAGCAGATTCGAAGAACCTCTGTTTGACAAGACTTTGTTCGAGATGTCAGACGAGGAGAGAGAGATAGTAAAACAAGTAATAAGTCTTAACACAAAAAGTGAAGTTGAAAATGGAAGAGAAAACCAAAAGCCTACAGTACAAAACGAAGGCAAATGATGTGGATGAGAAGGGTATCGTAACGGTAGCTGTGAACGGTATCGGTGTGAAAGACTCACAGAACGACGTTTCCATGCCTGGCTCTTTCAATAAGACGTTGAAAGAGAATATAGGCAGAATGAGATGGTTCCTTAATCACCGTACAGACCAGTTACTTGGCGTTCCACTGAGCGGAGAAGAAAAAGAAGGAAACCTAATCATGGTTGGCAAGCTTAATCTTGAGAAGCAGATTGGACGTGATACATTGGCTGATTACAAGCTGTATGCTGAGAATGGAAGAACACTTGAACACTCTATCGGTGTGAAAGCAATCAAGCGTGATGAGACAGATCCGTGCAAGGTGCTTGAATGGAAGATGTTCGAGTATTCGACTCTGACAAGCTGGGGAAGCAACCCTCAGACATTCCTTGTAAATCTCAAGTCAGGTACGCAGGAACAGGTTAAGGAGGCAGTTGAGTTCATCAGGAAAGCGTTCAGAAATACTGATTATTCGGAAGAACGATTAAAACAATATGATATGGAACTGAATCTTCTCCTTAAAGCAATTAATGGAGGTAACGTGGTTACTTGCCCGCATTGCGGACACCAGTTTGATTACGATGAACAACATGAGCATACATTTAGTCAGCAGGTGCTTGACAATGCTGCCATGTATTCGAGATGGCTTACTGACCGTATCGTAAGTCAGGAGATAGACAAACTGGAACCGGAAGTACGTGCAGAAGTTATTGCACTTATTGATTCCGTGAAGTCGGAAGGACTGGAGTTGACCGAGAAGTCTGTACAGAACTTCATGGCATACGTCCGTTGTCCGGCATGTTATGGAAAAGTCTATAGAAGTAACGCCTTGTTGCAGGATGATAGCACAAACATCTTCTCCGGAAAGTCTGAGCCGTCCAATGACACTCAGGATAAAACTGACGGTAAGCAAGAAGATGATGATGTTAAGAAAAAAGCCGCTGATAGCACTTCTTTCTTTAGTTCATTGAATAAGGCATTTAATAATGATTAAAATTAAATTGAAGATGAAGAAATTTACAGTTGCAGATTTCGGTCTTAAGACCGAAGGGATGCCACAGGAACAAGCTAAGTTCCTGATCAACATGACAGAAAAAATGTGTGATGTTGTCAACAAGGCTATGGAAGGTGTTATCTCACCTGAAGATTTGGAAAAAAAGCTGAAAAGTCTGAACGATAAGTTGAATGGCTATGACGATGAGAAGTTCAAGCAGCTTTCCAAGGATAACGAGGAACTCATTAAAACAGTTAAGGGTCTTGGTGAGACTATCGAGAAGTTGAAATCTAAAGGTATCGGCATGGAAGTCATCAACAAGTTCGATGAGAAATTGAATGAAATGTTGGATTCTGACAAGTTTAAAGATTTTGCAGAAAACCATACTCGCAAGACCGGAACATTTGAAGGATTTAGCCTCAAGGATATTGTCTCAATGACAGACAACTACAGCGGTGACCTTCTGATTACCCAGCAGCAGAACAGGGTTGTATCTAAGATTGCAAACAAACGTGTACATATGCGTGATGTCTTGACTACTTTGCAGGGCGATCCTAAATATCCGAGCCTTTCTTATGCAGAGGTATACGACTTCGACCGCAATGCACGTTATGTGACCGAGAACGGAATGTTGCCTGAATCTAGCATTAAGATTAGAGAACATCAGGCAACTACCAAGCGTCTTGGTACGTATTTGCGCATCTCAAAAAGAATGCTGCAAAGCCGTGTTTACATCCGTTCATTTATCTTGAAAATGTTGCCTGAAGCTGTATATATGGCAGAGGACTGGAATATTTTGTTCGGTGATGGCAATGGTGAGAACCTGCTTGGTATAGTAAACCAGAAAGGTGTAGATTCTATAGAAAAGATAATTAATGAATCCATCGTAACCGGACAGGCTGGTTCAGTGAAGTCTGTATCAGGATACAATTCAAACAAGGACACTATAATTGAGTTTACAAATCCTCAGGACCTTATCCTCGATGGTATGAATATAACCTTTGCTGGAGCGACCGAAATGACGGACTTGACAACTCCGCATCCTGTGATCAAGATGGATGACAGAAGAATTCTCTTGAAGGATGTTGCCTACAAGACTGAAAATTCTGTCAGTTCTTTGACATTTACCGTCAATGAAAGTGCTTTCAAGTCTATAGAGGAACCGAACTCACGCGATGTTGTGAAGACTGCGTTTGCTGTAATGACATACGCCCAGTATTCACCTAATGCGATTATTCTGAACCCTATGACAGTCAATGCCATGGAATCAGAAAAGGATACAACGGGAAGAGATTTGGGTATCGTGGAAATGCGTGGTGGCGTCAAGTATATTGCAGGCCGTCCTATTATTGAGTCGAATCTTATCCTCCCTGGTAAGTATCTGTTGGGTGACTTCAATATGGGTTCTTCGCTTGTTGATTACACATCACTTACACTTGAATGGGCTGACGATGTGGAGAGCAAGGTAAAGAATGAAGTTGTCCTCATTGCCCAGGAAGAAGTTATCTTCCCTGTATATATGCCATGGGCATTCGCTTATGGTGACTTGGCAGCCTTGAAAGAAGCAATCACTAAAGCCTGATGCCTATGTTACTTCTTAAAGGTGACAAAAAGGTTCTTGAATGTATCATAAAGGAACAGCGTATCCGTATTGGCCGTGGGTTGATTTCCATCACCCCGGCATCGGAAGCTGGACTTGTACCGGAAGAGGAAGTAAAAGAAACATTCGAGAGACAGCAGGAGGTTATAGATGAGCTTTCTGCAAAGAACGAGAGTTTACAAAAGGAAAATGATGAAATGAAAGCCAGGATAGCGGAACTTGAATCACTTTTAAATGATACCAAAGATGTTGAAATCACGGATTCAAAGAATAATGAGCCAGACGATACCAAAGAGGTTCCTTCCGAAGATGAGAAGGCAGCCGAGGTTCAGGAGGACAAAAAGGTTCCTGCTAAGAAAGCGAAGAAATAAGGAATTGCCATGTTGATTGATGTGTCATATTTTGTATCAGGACCCCGTCATATTCAAAACGCCTCAACATCAAAGACGGCCGGTGCCGATTCTTTAGCAGTAACCGGTCATATTGAAGCATATATCAAGAAGTTGCAGCCTGTTTTTCTTGAATCCATGCTCGGTGAGAAGGAAGCAGGTTATGCAATGGATTACCTTGATATGTCTGATGATGAAGGAAACGAAGATACTGAGCCGTCTAAGTATGAAATCGTATGCAACAAACTGAAAGAGCCTTTTGCTGATTACGTGCTGTTCCACATACTTCGTGATTCTTCATCGGAGGCTACAATAACCGGGAATGTCAGGCTGAAGTGTGCCAATGAGTACATTTCACCTGTCAATGCCCAGGTTATTGCATGGAATAGGATGGTTTACGCCAATGTGAAGTTCATCCAGTGGGCGCGTGATGGTAATTGTCCGATTGACCTTGTCACACAGACTAACATGTTGATTAAGATTAACCAGTTCAATCTATGAAAGGTATCGTTGAGATTATTGGAGATGTAGTAAAGGAAATGAGTGGGAACCTTACAATCGTAATGCCTGCTGACATCGAGAATGACAGGTTCGAGGAAGTTAAGAATCCTGAACTGAACTACATATTTGGTTCGGCCCAGTATGTAAAGGATAAACTTGATGAATACAGCAAAGTGCCTTCAACATCAGAACGTAAGTCCCCTCTTGTCGTACTGTTCTGTCCTGTTACAGAGAAGAGAGACAGTCTGGACTATTATTCAAAGGTTTCACTGAATATCCTTATAGCGTGTTCATCAACGAAGAGCTGGAGCAATGAACGGCGTCTGTATGCTTCATTCATCAACATTCTTCGACCAATTTATGAAAGGCTGATTGAGGTAGTTAGAAATGATGGGAGGTTTGATATATACTATGACAGTATCGTTCCGCATGAATATTCTGAGAACTACTCGTATGGCAGATACGGAGCCTATACGGAATCCGGAGAGGAAGTGAGCGAGCCTATTGATGCCATAAATATACGCTCGATGGAATTAATAGTTAAAAATCAAAGTTGTAGGTAATGAGAAATACAAGAGTGTGCGAAAGCGCAGAAATGAATACCGGTGGTTCGGCCTGCAAGGTTGACTGGGGTAAGGTAAAGGGAGCAATACTTGTAGAGCATGGAGTAAAACTACCGGCAAATATTACTGCCGATGAGTTGGAAAAAATGTGTCATGCTGACAGACCAGGCAGAATTTATCCTATTCATACATTCGTTGAATATGCGAAGAATGGTGGTGAAGCTCAGGTTAGTGCTGTGGGATACGGGGCAAACCAGTACAATGGCCTCAACGCTCAGACAGATACTTTCACACTTCCTCGTTTTGATGAAATTCTGAATGCTGAGCTGTTGCGTTGTGCTAACAAGGAATGGGATGTGTACTTCTGGGATTCAAACAGAATGCTTATCGGTTACAATGATGGAACTGATATTCTTGCCGGAATTCCGATGTCAACAGTATATCCAGGTGCCACACCGTTCAGCACAAGCAGTGCGAAGTCAAGTATGACGGTAAATTTCTGCCACATGGATGCAGAAGACAGCCAGTTGAACTTTGACTACTTAAAGTTGGATTTCAATCCTGCGAATGTGATTAAGGGACTGACTGAGGTCATGTTAGTTGAAAACGAAAGCAACAAATTCAAGATTATTGAATGTGTAGGTGGATATGACAGAACTGCTGAATTTGCAACAGAATTGTCCTCAGGTGCATCCGAGGTATTTGATGGGGTTACATCAGCTTCGTATGAGGACGGTTATCTCACAATTACTCCTGGTGAAGGTGAGATTTCAGTTAAATCACCTTCTGTTCTGTACGAGAAAGATGTCAAATGGGTTGAATTTGTAAAAGTAGTTAAAGCAAAAGCATGATTGTAGATGGAGTCAATTTTGTGGAAAAGCAGGTCAAGATGATGTCGAAAAATAAATTCATTGATACCCACATGACCTGTATCTGGCAGAAAGTTTCTGAGGAGAATAGAAAAAAGAAACTTTCTGACGTGTATGAACGAATTACTGGTAAGTCTGTAAAGGATGCTGACGGTGAGTCTGCTGATAAGTGATGGTTTTGGTTGATTAAGCCGGGCGGAAGTCCGGCTTTAATTTTAATTGTATGGCTGATTTCGAGAAATTGGAGAATGTGATAAACAGAATTGCATCAGGATTTGAAAAGTCATGTATGGATTGCCTTCAGGAAAACAATATAGAAGTTGCAGACCTTGTAAGGGAACAGCTATATTCAGGTCTTGACGGTAATACAGACAGTCTTAGACCAGGATATTCAGAAGATCCATATTTTAGAGAAACTACATCTATGTGGCATAATGATCCAGACGGGTATATTGAATGGAAAAGGAAGATAACACCTCCGATAAAAAGTCCGAGACTGAATCTTCCTCCAAGGCCTGTTGATGTTCCTAACTTGTATATTACCGGTCCGTTCCATGAAAGTATCCGCGCATCTGTTGCAGGTGACACTCTTTCGATTGATACTGTGGGATTCGTTGATGGTCCTGACATAGTAAGGAAATACGGGAATGACATTCTCATGTTGGGAAAGGACGCAAGAGAGTATGTTGTACTTCAACTTCTCGAGCCTTTTTTGAAACGTTTTTTCAAACAATGTGGGTATAAATGATGGGATGCGGTTGCGAGAATAAGAAAATCATGTCTGACTATGAGCGTGTGGCCATGCTTGCAAAAAAAGCTGCCATGCTGGACGGATGTGTGTACGTTGTGTACAGGAAGAGTGACGGTACCTACTCGTTCGATAAGGAAGGTACCAAGGTGGATGGCGTTATTGTTGAATATAAACATTACTTGTGATGGGAAATTTGAAATTGAAGGATTTCGTCGATGAGGAATCATTGAAGAAGTTGCAGGAACTTAGGAGTACAATATCAGATGTAAGGCAGGATTACAAGGATGCTGCATCGGAACTTATCAAGGGACTTACTGTTGACGTCAAGGTAAAGGGAGATATTGACAAGTTGCAGGCCATATATAATACTCAGGCTAAGAACGTATCTTCCGCATCTGAAAAACTTACTGATGCATTCAGTCGTCAAGCAGAGGTCGCTGAACAACTGATGAAGAAAATCAAGGAGAAGGCAGATGCAGAAAAGCTGAGTACAAAAGAGGTAAAGGAATTGTCAAAGGCATCAGCAGAAGCATCCAAGGCAATGCAGCAGGCTGCAAAGGCTGAGGAAGCAATGAATAAGGCCCAGAAATCTGCGAACACTACCAGAAAGGCTGCTGCCATGACCGAAGAGGAGCGAATCCGTTTCATCAAGGAATCTTTGGAGTTGGCAGACAAGGAGGTGCATAGCATTGAGGAAGCAAATGATGTTAATAAAAAATTGCGTCAGGCTGTAAAGATGGTACGTGATACTGATGAAGATTATAAGAATACTCTTGGAAAACTTAATTCTACTATCGGTGTCAATACAGATTACGTTAAACGTAACAGTGACCGATATACTCAGCAGAAGATGGAAATCGGAAACTACAAGGAGAACATCAAAGCTGCATGGATGGAGATAGAGCGAGGAAACAGCTCCATGAAGAATATGGGTATCATCGCATCGAATGTCGGTAATATTTTAAGACGTAATTTTTCTAAAGGCATAAGTAATGTAGGTGTTGGTGTCGCATCAATGGTAAAAGGATTTGTAGGAGCACAGGCTGTACTGACAGGTGTTCAGAAGTTAATATCATTGTTCAAGGGTGGAATACAGACATCTATTGAATTTGAAGCTGCTAACTCAAATCTTGCTGCAGTCCTTGGTACAACATCTGATAAGATTAAAGACTTGCAGAACGATGCCCGTGAGCTTGGAGCATCAACCAAGTACACAGCAGCAGAAGCCACAAACTTACAGATAGAACTTGCTAAGTTAGGTTTCACAGCTCAGGAAATTAAAGACAGTACGCAGTATATCTTACGGTTTGCTCAGGCTACTGGTGCGGAACTTCCTGATGCGGCTTCGTTGGCCGGAGCAGCTTTAAGAATGTTCGGTGCCTCAACAAAAGAGACCGAGCGTTACGTGTCCGCAATGGCTGTATCTACAAGTCGTAGTGCGTTGTCATTCTCTTACCTTGCGACAGCGATGCCTATTGTTGGCCCTGTTGCCAAATCATTTAACTTTACCATTGAAGACACGTTGGCGTTGTTAGGAAAGCTTTCTGATGCTGGATTTGATGCGTCAATGGCTGCGACAGCTACACGTAACATTCTGCTTAATCTTGCAGACAGTAACGGTAAGCTTGCAAAGACATTGGGTGAGCCTGTTAAGACTTTGCCAGACCTTGTAAATGGGCTTGTCAAGTTGAGGGATAACGGAGTTGACCTTAATACCACACTCGAACTTACGGATAAACGTAGCGTGTCCGCATTCAATGCGTTCCTTACGTCAGCTGATAAGATTGTCCCACTCAGAGAACAGATTACAGGAGTAGAGGGGGAGTTGCAGTCAATGGCAGATGTGATGTCTGACAATATGGCTGGTTCGTTGAAGTCATTGTCATCCGCATGGGATGAACTTATGCTTACCATAAACGGAAGTAACGGATGGATGCGCAGCGTGGTTGACTGGGTTACTGGTATGGTACGTGGACTTTCCGCTTTACTTGCTTCTGTGGAAACAATCGAGACAAAAATGATGTCCGGATACGAGAAGTCATACATGAAAATCACAAAGAGTGCGGACATTATTGGGAAGTACGAGGAACAGATAGCTAGAGATACAGAGAAATACGTGAAGCAGGGAATGTCTGCAAAAGAGGCTGAGGAAAAAGCACGTGACATACAGCTTAAATCACTTGAGGAACGTATAAAGAAGGAAGAAGTGCTGATAGCTGATGCGGAAGCTAAGAAGAAAGAGATACAGGATAAGGAAACTTGGTATAATAAGGCATACCTTCATAAAATGGAGGATGGAAGCTATAAGACATATGCTGCTATGGAACTGCAACAGTCCGAAGCTATCGCAAAATCAAAGGCAATGATTTCAGTGTACAGATCGTTGTCGAGCGAGATAAAGAATGTGTCAGGTGCAAGTACGACTGGAGGTAATGGTGTAAAAATAGAAACAGATAAGGAGAAGGCTGCACGTTTGAAGGTTGAAGCTGACTTGCAGAGGTCTCAGACTGCACTCATGGAAGAAGGACTTGATAAGGAACTGGCTACAATCCGCTATGGTTACCAGCAGAAGATTGATGCAGTAAAAGGTAATTCATCCGCAGAAATGGCGTTGAGAAAATCGTTACTTCAAGAAATGAACAACGCTTTGTCGAAGGCTTCTGAGGAGTATGAGAAGAATCGTACTAGTATTGACCTTCAGAATCGTCTTGCCTCGGTTGAGGAAGGAAGTGATGAAGAAATGTCAATTCGTCTTGATATTCTTGAAAAGCAGAAGGAAGAAGAAATTAAGGCTGCTGAAAGTAATGGTGCCGATGTGAGCCTCATCGAGCAGAAATATCTTAATGAAAGGCGTAAGATTTACGAGGAATATGCTGCTGATTCCATTGATGAAATTTCTAAATCTGCTGCAGCAGAACAGGTAGTAAGGAATGCACAATATAATTCCGACATGAAGGAACTGGAAAAGCAGCATGCCCAAAAACTTGTTTCTGATGAGGAATATGAGAAGAAGAAGGCTGAGATAACAGAACGGTATTCGATTGATACCGCTAAAGCTGCTGTTGACTCGTTGGAGGAACAGCTATCTGTTGAGAATCTTAGCCAGAATGACCGGGAAAAGCTTGCCGAACAACTCCAGAAGGCAAAGGCTGATTTGGCAAATGCTGAAGCTGATGCCGAGATTGCTGCAATAAATAGGGTGAAGGATGAGGAAGAAGACTCGTATAAGAAGAGGATGAAGAATGCTCAGAAATGGATGAGTGTAGCATCTGAGGCAATAGGTAACATTGGAAGTCTGATGTCCGCTCTGTATGAAGGAGATATTGAGAACATAGAAAATGAGCAGGATGCAAATGAGGAAGCGTACAATGCTGATGTGGAAAGGATTGAAGCACTTGCCGAAAGTGGAGCAATATCTGAGGAGGAAGCAGAGGTTCGTAAAAGAGCTGCTGAAGCTGAAACATCAAGAAAGAATGAGGAACTTGAGAAAAAGAAAGTTCAGTTGCAGCAGAAGCAGGCTAAATGGCAGAAGGGTGTGGACATTGCTCAGGCTGGTATAGCAACAGCACTTGCAATAACTCGTGCATTACCTAACCTAGTACTTGCTGCAATAGTAGGTGCAATGGGAGCGGTACAGATAGCGACTATCGCAGCAACACCAATTCCTGCATACAAGGAAGGTACTAAGAACGGTGGACATATTGGAGGATTGGCTATCGTTGGTGATGGTGGAAAGCGGGAGGTTGTTGTGTATGGTGGTAAGTCATGGGTAACTCCAGATGTTCCTACCGTGGTAGATTTACCGAAAGGTGCTGAAGTGTTCCCTGATATAAGCGAATTCAATGAGAATGTAAGAATGAATACTATATATGATTCAGGAATAAGTAGTCCTGTTGTTGTAAATGATTATTCTGAACTATCTCGTGAGATGAAAGGAATGCGTGTAGAACTCAGGAAAATAATGAAGATAATACATAAGGAAGCATACAACTCTAATTATGAACATTATAAAAGTACAAGATTATGATAACTACATTAAGCAGGTTGAGTATGTTTGATTTTATTGAACTTCTTTGTGGAAACAGAGAAGTTCTTATGGAGGAAGGTGATAATAATTCCATGCTGGAAAATGTGGCTTCAGAATTGATATATCAGTATCAGAGCATAGTAAATCCTTCCGGAATAGAATCTGCAATTTTAGAAAAGGAAGAGAAAATAAAGATTAAGTACAGGATTACTATTGCAAAGATATTGAAGGCGCTTATTAGCATAAACGCTGTAGATGATGTTGTTGGACTTCTGTCAGAAATGGGAATTACTGGTATTGAGCGTGAAAAGATTCTTTCAAGAATAGACCGTATGATTGCAGAAGCGGAGTACATGAGAAAGAGGATTGAAGATACTTCTTCTGCTGATAGAAAGAAAAATACTCCTGATGATGTACGTGCATCATTTGACAGGGAGATAGCGTTTCTTATGACTTATTTCAAAATGAATATTGACACAAGAATCATTACTGCAGGTGTGTATGCGAATATGGTTCATCAGGCAGATGTTGAAATTAAAAGAAAATTGCATCGTTAGATAACTTTTTTGCTGCTTGTCGAATTTTTTTCCGTTTGGTTTGTAACACGATTGTAACACTAATAATCGTAATAGACATGGAAGAAAAATTCGACAATGTGGCTTTATTGCCAGTAATTAATGAGAAATGTGACATAATAATTCATCTTTTATCGTCACTTTGCGACAACCCGGATTTTCTTATAGACTTACTCAGAAAGACTACTGAGAAGCAGAATAAGTTTTCATCATCTCGAATGAAAATATTGCATGGACATGGGGTTGGAGCAGATAGTGATTGAGCAATATCAGTGGATATTGGGACTGGCAAGAAAGTATTGCAGGAATATGATGGACGCAGAAGACCTTGCCGAAGAGACTGTGTATAAGATTCTGTCAAATAAAAGTAAATATGATTCTTCCAAGAGCTTCCGACCATGGTGCAGCGTTATTATGTTGAACACATATATAACAACATACAATCATGAATCATTGATACGTTTCGATTCTGAGGAGAAGGCTGAGCATATCCATTCTTATTTCGATGCGGACAATGAAATGTTAAGGAATGAACTTTATGGGATAATTGAAAAATGCAGGAGAAAATCATGTTCCGTTGATTGCGCTATAATGTATGCTGAGGGTTACTCTTATGAAGAGATAGCAAAAAAGATGCATATACCATTAGGTACGGTTCGTAGCCGTATCTCGTTTGCTCGGAATATGATTAGGCAATGTGTTGTAGATTAATAAGTTAATTATGGTTTGACAATTGAAAATGGCGAAGTTTACGATTGCATATATAGTCAATCTGAACTATCTTTATAGTACAATTAAAATATAAGTCAAACCAAATAATTAGCATTATGGAAAAGAGTAATTTTCGAGTAAGAGTGATGAAGTATGCACATCAGTTAGCAAAAACAACAGAATACACGTGGAAAATCTGTCTTATTAAGGCATGGGAGTTATACAGACTTGCTAAAAATATGAGAAAGGGTATTGTGAAATTTGCATTCCAGAAAGTTGACGGAAGCATCAGACATGCTTCAGGAACATTGTACAATCTTCCGGCCGGAACATCAATTCACGGGAAAAAACTGACAAAGCCAAGTTACAAGACATTTGCATACTTTGATGTAGATAAAGGAGAGATGAGATGCTTTAAGATAGAAAACCTTGTAACCGTTTATTGATATGGAAAGTTTTATTGTTACTACTTCCGGGGAAGTATCATTTACTTTCCCGGCAAACGGGAGTGATTTCTCGTTGAAAGAATTGCAGGATTCTGTTAATGGATATATAGAGATTGTTCCAATAAGAAAGAATGTAGGTCCTTTGATTTTTAAGGAATTTGATAAGGAGGGGTTTGCAATAAAATTGACTGATGAATATATTATGATTGTTAACTCTGAAGGGAAGATTGAGTCTCAGCAGTTCAATTATGTAGCAACAGTACTGGCAACGGCATCGGAATCCATAAGTCCTGGAGACTGGATTGCTGGAGATGTACTTGTCTGCAGAAGTAGCATGGTTAAATAGTTCGGTTTTGTGTAATGTGTTTTATATCAGTTGTTTGCGTGTTTTGGGATGAGCAGGATTTTAGGCAAGCCGTAGTCGGTTTGCCTATTTTTATATATTTGAGAATGAATTAACGACAGGATGATTTGTAGATATTTTTTACATATAGACTCAGATGTTATGGATGTTTCAGATATGATTGAAAATCTGTCTGACATCAAGATAACATATACTCGTACAGGATTAAACGGAGTAACGAGAAAGTGTGGTAGTACAATTAATTTTGTTTTTTCTGCAAGGGATAAGCTGATTGGAGTGTATGAATCAAAAGGAATTAATTCTGTAGTTTACTTCTCAATATCACAAATTATTAATAACTGGGATTTTGTTGAACTATTTAAATGTCAGCTTGATTTCTCGTCTTTTAGCTACGACTCATATACTGCAAGTATATCATGCCTTGATAATGATATTGAATCCATATTAAATGCTAATAAGGGCACTACGTATGAGTTTTTTGTAGACGAATTGAAGAATGATAAAAAACTGAATTATGATGGTGTTATAATCAGGAATGAGAAGGTATGTATATTATCCGGTGAAACTGTTGAAGGAGAATCTTACACAAGGAAAGAGTTTGACAACAGGGTGCCGGACTGGTGGTGGATACCATATATCGGAACTACAGATTCTGGTTCTGAAATTCATAACAAGTCATTTGTTTTTCAGGACCAGTCTGAATCTATGCCTTCTGCATCAGGTGACAACACAGGATGGGGATTCCCTGCAAATCCTTGTAATACAAGCTGGTTTTTGGAATGTCTGCGAGACAATACTATAACAATTGATTTTAGTTCCATAGAGTTCTCAGGTAGTAATCAGTTTGCATATGCTTTGTTTAAGATTGATACTAAATGTGTGGTACAACCACTGACATGTGGATATTCAAATATGCTTTCGCTTGACTCAAATACGAGACCGAATTCAATTAAGTGGACCGGTCAGTTGAAGAAAGGTGAAAAGCTTCAGTATGCTGTTTTTAATCATAATCCTTTAAATGAAACTCATGCAGATTTGTCAAGCTTGCGAGTAAACACTGGTGAATGTGGTGCTTCATGGGATGAAAGGGGTGACAATTACAAGATTGATATTGTAAGGCCTGTTACATTACTTAATGCAATATTGAAAAAGATATTTCCTGGAAAGGATATTACCGGTTCTATTATTGAAAGTGTAGTAGGAATAACTAACGACAGGTTGAAAAATTCTTGTCTTGTCGCAGCAGAGAGTATCCGTGAAATGGCTACTCCACGAATATATACATCTTTCTCGAAGTTCTGTGAATATATGGAAGCCGTATATGGATATGTATATATAATTGATGGCAATGATGTGCGTTTTGTACACAGGAGTGAGCTTTTTAGTACCGATAATAAGATTGTTATAGGAAATGTGTCTGAATTTAATTATTCGGTAGCTTCCGACAGAATATATTCATCCGTACAGATTGGATATGAAAAGCAGGATTATGACTTTGGAAACAATGGTTCTGATGAATTCAATTTCAACAATACATATACCACCGAATGTACTATAAAAGATTCAAAACTGACTCTTATATCACCGTATAGGGCAGATTGCTATGGGTTCGTTGAATTGGCTGAAAAGAGAAATCAGGATTCAACGACAACAGACAGTGACCAGCAGATATTTATTGTGTGCGCAGTTGAAAATGAATCAGGATATGATCTTGACAGAAGTGTAGATGTTCAGGGTACATATACTTATTCCATTTTTAATGCGAAACTTGCTCCAGTTTATATGATAGAAGCGAATATGGCTTATTTATCTTCGTTTGCTGGGAAATTGACATTTGCATCATCTGAAGGTAACTCTGACATCGTTATAGACGGGCGAAAAGTGAATTCTGATATAGATATGGGAAGTTCTATGTTTGGTAATGGTAATTTTTCTTTCACAATGGAGAATACTATAATTGATAGTAATTTGAACTCTTTGTGCATAGAATTATCAAATCAAGGAAAGACATATAAGGGATCTATTAAAAGCTTGGAATTCAGCTTATCCAATGTGGAAGCGGTTAAGTATGAACTTATAGAAATTAAGTAATATGTATAAGATAAGTCCTTTTACACCATTGTTTTTCAATCCATCTACGGATATTGGATTATCAAGCAGATATGTGCAGTCATTTTCTACGTATGACCATATTCTTTTGCAAATAATAGCATACAATGAAAGTAATGCTCCATCAGTATATATCGTTGATATAATCGGGAAAAGGCGGATGGTTAACATGAGGTCTTGGTTGATGAACCCCAATGAAACTTTGTATTTCACAGAAATAACAGGATTGAACAATGGCTTATATTGTGTTGAAGTTGAGGGTGTATGTTCAGAAGTATTCCGTGTGACAGATGATGTCTCTGGAACTGTTCTATTGCAGTATTCAAATCCTAATAATCTGATGAGAAAGGATGCCGTATTTTGGATTGACAACATGCAATACTTTTTTGATTTCAGGATACCTGGTGGATTCAAGGATGATGATTGGGTTTTCGGAGTAGATAATGAGCAGTATACAACTTCAGGTAATGATGTTATTGACATATATAGTATTGACAACGTACAGAAGACTCTTACTATGGGAGGTTCAAAAGGCTGTCCAGTGTGGTATGCAGAGTTGCTAAACAAAGCATTATGTTGCAGCTATTTTTATGTTGACGGAATCAGGTATGCAAGGGTTGATTCTAATGTACCTGAAATGAATGTACTTGTAGAGGGTATAAGGTCTTATGTGTTCAAGCAGGTAATAAGAAGGGTTTCATTGTTAAATCCTGATATTGAAACGAACAACAAGATGATAATGAGACGTGTAGATGATTCACGTTATAGAACCATTGATAATGATAATTACAGATTTAAAACTATAGATTTATGACAAACGAAGAAAAACAGGAAATCATATCATCTGTGATTCAATCCTTACAGACAAATTCTGCTACAATAGACCAGTTGAGTGAGGTTGAATCTTGTTCAGAGGGTGATTTTATAGAGCTGAATAAGGGAAGGAAAATCAGTGCTGAGAATCTTGCAAAGGATGTATCTTCAAAAGTTCTTCAAGATGCTAATCAGGCTGTCGCCGAATCACAGAACTATGCTGAGAAGTCCGAAGAGTCTGCAAATGAATCTGAGGAATATTCTGAAAAATCCAAGGAGTATTCTGAAGAAGCAAAGAGACAGGCTGTATTGGCCGGCCAGTCAGGTGAACTTGCGCAGTATGCGAAAGAACAGGGAGATTATGCGAGAGAACAGGGGGACAATGCTAAGGAGAAAGGAGAAGAAGCTGTTTCTATTGCGGAAGATGCTGCTAAAAGGGTGACGAATGATGTACTTTTTAAGACCGAACAATCATTATCGGAAGAAGAACAAGCGCAAGTATTAAAAAATATTGGGATAAAGTCTGTTGTAACTGAATATAATTATTTAGATTTAAATAGTATAATTATAAATTTTGATGGAAGTAATAAGTACGTTACTAAAATACCATGTACTGTCCCATTCTTTATTTTATCATTTGAGGTACGTGGAGAAGCACTGTTAGATAGAAAGAAATATAATGTAATTTTTTTACAAGATAGTGTAAATAAAAATTATTCAATGAATTTAGAAGCAATTAATCCTTATTTGACTGGAAGGATTGTTGCTAATGAAGAAGAATCAGATCCTGGTGTATTAACTCTTAAATGTTCTGGCGTTGAAAGTTCTAATCCTGATTATAATAGAATAACTTTAACTTCAGCTTGTTATCCTTCTGATTATGTATCTAAATTCAAAGGTAATTTTGAATCTGAAGAAGTTCTACAGTCGGTTAGGGGAACTATTGGCTGCTATGCATTTGTTGGAAATCCTCGTCACATCTATAACTGGGATACAGAGACAAATAAATGGAAGGATGGAGGAGAGCTTATTACTATTACAGATAAGGAACTATCTGAAGATTCAGACCGTCCTGTAGCTAATTCTACTCTTTTTAAGAAGTTCAATGAGATTGAAAAGAGCATTACTGATACCAAGAAAGAACTATCTGATAAGATTGATGAAAATATCTTCTTTAAAAATGTATCTAAAAATGGCGAAAGATTAGATTTGGTTTCCGCTGTCAATCTTGTTCCGGAAGAACTCAGAATTCATGGGTTTGAAGTGCGTTATCTTTCCGATGATGGTTCATGGATTGACGTTACTTTCACCGGTGATTCTATTGAAAACTGGAGCACTGAAAGTAACTGGAAACAGATTTCTGGTGGAGGTACTGGAAGCGGATTCTACAATGTTTCTGTGCAGCATCCATTGATAGAAGGGTATTACACTATTGAAACAGCACTTCAGGCAATCGCAAACGACAAGATAGATGATGAAGATAAGAAGGGTAAGATTATTACATTCGAAGTATCTGCAGGTAAATGGGAGGACTATCGTTTTTCAGGAACCAGCATTGAAAGCTGGCTTGAGCCTTCTGCCTGGGAACGTTTCGGAGGTGGAGATGCGATTAAGAAAATTAAAGTAACAAAAGGTATTTCTGTTCAAGAGTTGACGCCGGATGAACATGGACAGGTTGACCTTGAGATACCAGTTGTTGAAGTGGACCAGGCCGTTAATGAAAATTCAACTAACCCTGTAAGTGGAAAGGCTGTATTCAATGAGTTAAAGAAGAATACAGGCTCGGTGGCGTCAGGAATACAATTGAACGAGATAGGAGAGGGTGATCAGAAGGTATATTCTATCTCTCTTTTGAATGCAGGTGGTGAAGTGATAAGTACTACAGACCAGTTCTCCGGTGCCGGTGGCGGAAGCAGTCTTGCAACGAAGGTAATTCTTACTCGCGTTACAGCTAACAAGACTGTAAAGATTGGAGACGATGTGAAATTGACATACAAGTATGACCATGTCAATTCTGAGACTGGAGAATCAACGGGAAATCCGGCTAAGGCGATAGTGACAATCATACAAGGTGCTAACACCAATACATTAGAAAGTAACATCTATGCAGGAAGCAGCAATACTGTTGATGTGACAAAGTATATGGGAGTAGGTACCAATACTGTAAGGGTAAAGGTTCAGGTCGGTGAAGGCGCAGAGATGCAGGTTTCTCAAATTACATGGACAATCAATGTGGTTCAGTTGACTCTATCCAGTTCATTCAATATTGCAACATCTATCAATAGAGGAGATAGTGTCACTATCCCTTATGCTCTGTCAGGAGCAGGAAACAAAACATTAAGGTGCTACGTTGATGGTGTTGACAAGGAAGATAGAAGTATAACTGCTTCAACAGCGAATGGATCATTCAGTATAGATACATCTGGAATGTCACATGGAACCCATTCTGTTCAGCTTGTCGTAGAACTTGAGCTGTCTGAGGATAATATAATTAAATCAAACAGCATATACTTTGCAATAGGTGTTAGAGAAACTGATAATAATGCTCCGATAGTATATGCAAGGTTCGACTATCCTGATGGAAGCCTTATCTTGGGAGAAAATACGCCTTACATACAAACAAAGCAGTTTGATGTATATACACTATCCTATGCCGCATATAATCCTAAAGAAACTCCTACAAATGCCATCGTATATGTTGGTGAAGATGTAGCCTCATCATCATCTGTTCCTTTCGTTGTACAGAATCTTACGCTTCGTGCTTCTAATTATGGAGAACAGAAGTGCCGGATTGTTGTAGGCAAAACTGAATACAGCTTCAGATTGATTGCAGAGAAGAGTGAACTCAATATAAGTGAACCCACAGACGGAATGACTCTCAAACTTTCTGCACAGGGAAGAAATAATAATGATGTCAACCGTGAAGAATGGAGTTATAACGGCATTCAAACTGTGTTCGAAGGATTCAAATGGGGCGGTGACGGATGGATTGGAAATGCGTTAAGATTGAATGACAAAGCTCGTGCTGTCGTTCAATATGCTCCGTTAAGGCAACCAGACCAGAACGTAACTAACGCTTTTGCTTTTGCTGTAAAGTATAAGGTTTCTGAAGTTGTGGATGATGAAGCTGAGTTGATAAGATGCGTTGACGGTGATGGAACAGGTTTTGTGATAACATCACAGGAAGCAAGAATGCAGACTAAAGGTAAGTCCTCATTATCCATGAAGATGGCTTCAGGCGAAGTCTATGAGGTAATGTTTGTCTCATTTCCTAAATCAGCATCTGGTTCATCAGAATATGAGAAACTGAATACTGAGATGGTATATCTGTATATCAACGGAATCATGTCAGGTTCTGTACAGAGGTCTGCTTCTGATAGCATTTACCAGTCCGACCCGCAGTTTGTTACCATGGGAGCAGACGGTGCCACGTTAGATGTGTATCTGTTGAGGGCTTATAATACGTATCTTAGTGATTCTCAGGTTTTGGATTGTTATATGATTGACCAGGATTCTGTTGATGACATGTTTGCGTTGTATGAATCAAATAATGTGATTGATGACAACGGAAATGTTACAGTTGACAGTGTTCCGGACGGAATGCGTTATATCATCATTACCGGGCGGCAGGACAATGGGGTTCCTACTGTTCTCCAAGCGGCTGTCAATAACGACAAAGACCCGAAATATGATGTGGACGAGATGCTTTGTGTGGTGAAAGGGAACCAGTCATTGAACTTCAAGTGCGTGGGAGGATGTATCCGTCTGCAGGGAACTTCATCACTTGCATATCCGATAAAGAACTACCGCATTTATTTCAAGAATGCTTCCAAGGTAGCCGGTGATTTGTATCTTGGCTGTGACGAACAAGGTGTTGGAGGAGAGCTTCAGGAAGAGGCGAAATACTCATTCCGTCAGGCAGGTACATCCAACAAGGCAGCAGCTCCTGTGGATTGTTTCTGTCTTAAGGCTGACTTTGCCGAATCCTCATCATCACATAACACTGGTATGGCAAAAATTGTACAGAATATCCTTACTGCTGCAGGAGAGTTGACTCCTGCTCAGGCACATTGTTCAGGAGAATATGGATATGATGTGCGAACAACCATCGACGGTGAACCTTGTTACCTGTTCTACCGCGGTACCCTGGACGAAACTCCACAGTTCCTTGGCAAGTTCAATTTCAATAACGACAAGTCAACAGAAGCTGTATTTGGATTCTGCGATATACCTGGTTATCATGACCAGTCGTGGGTAGCAGATAAGTTTAGTGGCGTTAACCCGACCGAGTGCTGGGAGTTCCTGAACAACGACTACCCGATGGGCATGTTCCTGGATGATGATTTTGATACAAAGGGTGATGACGGTACCCCGAACTGGCTGAAGGTATTTGAGGCGAGATTCCCGGATGATGACGACATAAACGCCGAGTATGAGGCTGGAACCCGTAAGCCGAAATATCTTGAGCCGTTGGTTAAGTGGGTAAAGAGCACACAGAACGACGGTGAAAAATTCAAGGCTGGGCTCGCGGACTGGTTTGATGTAGACTATTTGTGCGACTATTATATGTTTACTGAAATAATGGGATGCGTAGACCAGCGCGTGAAGAACATGATGATGGGATTCTGGTATGATCCGGAAAAAGACAAGGTTCTTGCCTACATGATATTCTATGACTGCGATACTATTTTGGGTGTGCGTAACGACGGCCGTCTGAAGTATTCCTGGGATGTGGACGAAAACACTGTCGATCCTGAGCTTTCAACTGAAGAAAAGACGGTGTATGCCTATGCTGGTCATGATAGTGTATTGTGGAAGAATCTTCGTGAACAGTTCCCGGAAGAATTGCAGGCTGCGTACAGACGTATTCGTGAACGAATGTCAAACAGCACTATATTTAAAATGTTCGATGACGAGCAGAGCGCAAAGTTCTGTGAACGAATATATAACCTTGATGCTTTGAACAAATATGTTGAGCCGAAGACATTAGGTGTTGAAGTAAATCAGGATGGTTCAGTTACAAATGTCAAGTATTCGTACCTGGAAGCTATGCAAGGTAGTCGTAAGTCACACCGTCACTGGTGGATAACGAATCGTATGGGGTTATTTGATGCAAGATATAGTACGGGACAATATACAGCAACTGATATATCGTTCAAAGGAAATAGTGCTGCAGGTGCTACAGTAAAGGCTACTCCGCTTCGTGATTTCTATTTTGAATTCCGTCGTGAAGGTGATACAATGGTGCATCAAAAGGTTACTAAAGATGTGGAATGGAGTTATACTTATAACCAGATGGCCAACATTGGAACAATATTCCACCTGTACGGTGGTGAATGGATGAAGAAACTGGACCTGTCTGCGTGGGGTGGATTTACGGACATGAGCCTTCCGACGCTTCCTGTTCTTGAGGAGCTTATTCTTGGAGGCAACGCAAAGACATACGCACTGACAGAGCTTGTTCTTGGTACGAAGATACCGATGCTGCGTAAGCTTGAGGTAGTCAACTACACCAACCTTCCGAGCCTTGACCTGTCAGGATGCAACCGTCTAGAAGAAGTGAACGCATCCGGATGTACAAAGATGTCTACAATAACCTTTGCTGAGGGTGCGCTTATTAATAAACTTCATCTTCCTGAAAACTTCCAGACTCTTGTACTGCGTTCAATGCAATATATAGAATGGGATGCTATCACATTTGATGCAAAGAATAATCTTACAGGATTATGGATTGAAAATTGTGCCCTTATAGACGGTAAAAAGGTATTTGATGAGATGTTCGCTCTTAAAGGTGCATTGAAATATGTTCGTATAACTGGAATTAATCTGGAAGGAGACGGAAGTGATTTGAAGGTTTGGTATGATTCTGGTATTGGAGGTATTGACGCTCAAGGTATCACTACAAATACAAGGTGTAAGCTGGTTGGCAACTACAAACTGACTAAGTATCTTGATGAAGAAGTGTATGCTAAATATGCTGAACGGTTTGATGAGCTGAATATTCGTCAGCCTCAATATACTATGATTGAGTTTGATGATACAGTTCCGGACGATGCAAATATATCTAACCTTGATAATGAGACCGGATACAAGTTTGGTAATACTTATCAGACAAGTGCTCATATATCAGTTATCAGGAGAAACAGACATCGGGTACTTGGTAAACTGAAATCAGAAGGAAAGATGGTTATATGCCAGCTTCATGATGAGGATAGTAATTATTATGCGGATGCGGAAGTAGCAGCTTCAGGAACACCGGCTAAGTTGGATTCTACTGAAGGTGACGTGTATATCTATGAGCCTCATTATTGGTATAAGGGTATCAATGACTACCTGAATAACAAGAAGTATTCATGTTTCAGTTCGAATGAAGAAATGCCGGATAGACCTGAATGTAAGGTTATTGGTTATGATGAGATTGAGTCTGAAAAGAATGTGCGTGAAGGGTATAAACTGACTGTTGGAAGACAGCATCTTGATGATGCTTATTCACAGGATTCAAATTATCTTGTCTGTAAAGTTAACGTGTTTGGATATAAGAAAGTGAGATTCCCGACTGTACTTGGTACATCAATGATTGGGTCATGTTTTACGGATTCCGGAAAGAATGTAGTGAAGGATGTTTTTGTAGATTCTCTAAACAACAGGTTTGTCAATGGTATGTATATTATCTGTGATGTTCCGGAAGGGGCTACGGAATTGAACTTTACTATTCATAAGTATGCGGAATTTGATTGCGTGGTATTGAGCAACAGCGATAAGATTGAAGATATGGAACCTGACTGGGTTGAGCATGAACCGTGTCTGGTAGCTGTCTTTGAGGCATGTACGATAGGTAGTAAATTGTATTCGGCTGCTACAGGTAATGCAAGTGTTGGCTCATTGACTCAGAGTGATTTCATCTATTATGCCAAGCAAAGGGGACTTCAACTTATTGACTGGGAGATGCACAAGGATATAGCTAACTTGTTTTTTGCTTTCTATGGTCGTCGTGATTCTCAGGACCAGTGCGGATATGGACAGTCAAATGATCAGAGAAATATCGGAACTACGGCATTGCTTGGTATGCAGGATACCATAAGCTATAATTCAGATGGAGGAGCACATCAGACTTCCAATGCATGGTATGTACGTCCAAATGAAGATGGAAAGAATGTATATTCTCTCATTTACAATACAAACTGCATGGGATATGAGAATTTGTACGGTGATAAGTATGAATGGTTGTCAGGTGTTTCTTTGCCTAACACGAATGCGCAGGAACAATATAAGTTGCTTATCGAAATGCCAGATGGAAGCACTAGAAAGGTAAAGTCTGGAACTGTTGATGGATATTGTACAGGTATGTATCATCAGAAGTATATGGATGTTGTTGGTGTTAATTCTCAGAAAGGTAGTTCAACTACTTATTATTGTGATATTTTTACACCATCAGGTACAGCAAACCGTGTGGTGTGCCGGTCGTACAACTACTCGTATGCGTATGGCGGTGTCTCGTTCGCGTATTGCGGCTT